GTAATAGGCGAAGAAATATTAGTTTTTTGCGTGACTCTGCTTTTATACGTGGTAATAATGATAGTCAACTAAAAGATTTTGTTGTCTATTTTTTAAACTCAAGTGGTGATTTTGATTTTAAAATTGATTCTGCTTTTTTAATTCAAGAACTCATAAAAGATAAGACTGCCAAGGATGACATAGGTGAAGTTATACTTAGAAAATGTCTTGCTTCACACTCTTATTATAAAACTAGATCAGCTCTTCAAAATCTTTCTAAAGAACACGCAACTTCTAAAAATGTTACACAAATGTTTGTACAGTATATTGACAATCTTGGAAAGCTTATGCCAGGCAGTGATGTTTACCAAGTATTTGACTATTTAGCAAAATTATTTAGTGAAAGAAATATTCCTTTTCCTAAAAAATCTTTATCAAAGATTATTTTAATTAGAGAAAACCCTCTTAGAGGTAGTTATAAAAAAGACTATGACAGTATAATGGATAACTTTATCGCTGTCCCTAGAGAAGTTAGTGGCAAAGATTTAGCAATTATTAGAAATACTCTTATAAAGATATTTAGAAAAAACAATAATAAAAATTATTATAATGACCCTAAAATGAAAAAATTTATTATTGAAAAAATAAGCGAAATGCCTCGTGTTGCTCGTGGTCATATGCAATTAGCATTTCCAGATTTAGCTTCACAACTTCGTGCTAGAACGCCTGAGGAAGAAGCAGAACAAGCAGCAAGAAACGAAACGCTATTAAGACAATACGTTAAAATGCTTCTGTCATAAAATCCATATATTGCTTCCGCATCCCCATACTTTATAAAGATTTAAATCTGCTGCTTTTTCTCTTTCACATTTACCTTCTTCAGACTTTATAATAAATCTATCATACCTTTGTCTTCCGTCTGAGTACCAATAGTCTACTCCTGTTTCTCCGTAGTACTTAAAACCAACTTTTTTATATCCTAAACCTTCACCAAATCTTCTGTCTGCGTAAGTCATTAAAGATGTATTGTTATCTTGTCTAAATTTTTTCAAAAGCTTTCCTAAACCTCCTACAACAACTGTATTAAGCTTTGTCGCAAATCTACTTATTTCATAATAACCTTGCCACTTCTTTTGTCTAGGTTTTCTAAATCCAATAGCAGATACTAGTTCTTCGTTATAAAACAAACCAAGTCTAATACTACTGTTAACAGTTCCACTAATATGACTTTTATTCATAAACACATCGAAGTCTTTTTTACTAATCTCTTTAACAATACATTTTCTTGCCCAAATCTTATTACAAAGACCTAATCGATTATTAATCATACTTTTACAGATATCACGCTTATATTCCCACTCATCAGAAAATATATGCATTAACTTTATACCTAACTGCTTACATTTTTTTGTCTTCCACAACATATCACCTTTTGTCGTAGAGTCGACAATATCAGAATGCCAGTATAAACCATTATATTCAATTCCAAAATAATTCTGTTTTAACATTATATCGATTTCTTTAGGTTTAATCAAACTTCTATCACCGTTAATAACAGAGTTAAATCCTAAACTCTTTATGTACTCAAATATTTCTATCTCTGCAGCACTTTTATTGATAGGATAACACTTAGGACATAAAGACCCTCTTTCAAAGGCTTGTAATGTTTTCTTACATACAAAATCACACTTCTTACATTTGAAATCTAAGTACTGACGCTGTCTACTGAAATATTCTTCTATAGGTGTCAATATTTCAAATTCTTCATTTCTATTCATAACTCTTTTTAAGACTTCAACACTTCCTAGCTGTTTAGTCATACTAATTCTATTTTTAGTCTCTTCCGAGTGATTCTTTCCCCAAAATGGATTGTCTTTTCCTGTCTGTCCTTTTATTCTAGCATCTTCTGCTTTTGTTTTTCCTTTATTCCATGCACTAGCACTTCCACCTTTTCTTCCGCCTTCTCGCATTGCAATCTTTCCACAATTTTTACAATACTTCTTAAATGTAAATGCAACATACCTAGTTTCATTACCGCAGTTTAAACAACCATTATAATCCTTAACAATATGTTTTCTTGTATATTCTTTACTACTTAGTTTATGTTCACTACTTAGATGATTACTAAACTTCTTTCCTTCACCTTCAAAACTACATAAACAACACTTCATATCATTACACCTTTTTGTGGACTATGCATAAATATTATTTATTATAGCTTTTATTTTACTTTTTTACAATACAAAAAAACCAGCAAAAGCTGGCTTCTTGTCACCTTAGGGTGTTGTCACTAGAACTTATCTTAGATAACGTTCATATCGAGACAGGTTACTGTACCGTAGAAGTCAGCACGTACCATCTTCTTACCGTAACGAGTCATAACACCCTTACGTGGTGTGAAATCCTCTGGCTGGAAGATGGTTGGTGTTACGATCAATGGAACGTATGGAGCGTAAACGAAACCGGTCTCTAGGTAAGAACCACCCTTATATCCAACAAGGATCTTGTTACGTGGGAAGTATGGGTCCTTGTAAACGGTGAAGCGGTTAGAAAGAGTACCAACCTTCTCAGCACCCATTGTGAAAGGAGCACCAACTTGGCCGTCACCGTCAAGGCTGTAGCTTGGGCGGTAAAGCACAGATGCCTCAAGGATAGTTGCAACGTCAGGAGAAACTACGATGAAGTTCGCAGAACCACGTAGAGTCTTACGGTGAATCTCATTAGCAACGTCAATAACAGTCTCAGTTAGAGTCTCGTACCACTCACGAACTGTACCAGTAAATGCTGGACCAGGGTTAAGTGAAGATGTGCGCTCGATCTCTGCACCAGTACGCTTGTTAACGAACTTACCAGGTGAACGACTCCAGAAGAAGTTAGCACCCTTTGCACCAGTTAGAAGATCACCAAGGATCTCACGGTCGATCTCAAGAGCGATTTGCTCAGAAAGAATCTGAGTAAGCTCAACCTCAGCGTCCATTGAGTGGTAAGCGTTAAGGTCTTGAGCTAGCTCAGGACTCCAACGTGCACGCAACTTACGTGTTTGTGCTGTTACTGGAATTGACTCAATCTTAATGTCAATCTCTGGGATCTTAAGTTGATCGATTTCAGTGTTAGCCATGGTCGCCTCAAAAGGAGCCTCTTTGTGATTAACTTGACCAAAGGTATCTTGGCTATCAGAGTCAACGTGTGAAAGCTGGTCAGCTTGCGGGAAGTTAACAGCGATTTCCTCGACTGCGCCGGCACCGGCGCCTAGTGCTAGTGCTGATCCTCCTGAAGAGGTAAGTTGTACAAGAACCATTAATTGTGTTCCAGCAACATCATCAGCACTAAAGCCTTCAACTGTTGTACCGCTACCAAGCTTAGTTAGTTTACGAACGTTATGTGAAGAACCACCTTGTAGATCTCCTGCTTTTTCTGAAAGCGGGTCTTGACCTGCATTCTCATTTAAAGTTACAGAAATTGAATTTGCAAGTGTTAAGTCAACGTTTGTAAGTGCATCAGTTGCAATAAAAGCAAACTGGAAGTCATCACTTGCAGCCTGACTAATTACTGCTTGATCAAAATCAATAAGCTTAAGGTGAGTTGCATCTGTGACGTCAAGTTTGTCACCTAAAACAACTTTGCCGCCGCCGTGTGCAAGATCAACGTCTGCATACTTACGTGAGAAGCCGCTACCAGCGAGGTCATATTGACCGCCAAGAGCGTCAGCGCCACCTTGGATCTCTCGACCACTTGGGCCACCGTAAATTGACTCACCTGCAGTTAGAGGACCATTGTTGCTACCGTATGTATAATCGAGGTAGAATAGAAGACCGCTTGGAAGGCTCATTGGTTGAATTGAAACTAGCTCGTTTGCGATAAGACCACCGAATACACGGCGAACGATTGGGAAAGCGATGTTAGTGAAACCACCAACTTCACCACCACTCATTACGTTGCTCTCGCGAAGAACTTGTGCAGCTTGGTTCTCAAGAAGAGTAGCCATGTTCTCACGATTAACTTCTTCCATACCACGAAGAAGACCAGTGCGAGACCATTTCTCAACGAGGCGCTTGTTCTGTTGGCCTACGTGGCGGTCTCTAATACCTTCAGTTAATTTGTTAAGTGTAAAACTCATATGTTTTATTCCTTTATATAATTCTATTAAACTTAGTTAAATTCTTACTTAATTCCAGCTAGAGTTGCCCAACGGTCTAGAGCTACTGATTCGTTCATAGGCTTTGCTTGCGCGCTGCGAACTGGTCTTGAAGAAGAACTCATTGGTCGTCTTCTAGTAGCACCTTCTGTAAGGTTTCCTGTGCTGGTTCTACGACTGCTTACAAGTGACTTAGAAAGGCTTTCAAAAAGAATCTTGGCCTCACCTAATGTCTTTGCTTCATCAAGTGACTCAACAATGTGGCGTTGTTGCTTCATTGAAAGGTCACGGTTTTGCATGAGCTTGTTAGCGTAAAGGAGCTTCGCGTTGAAAAGGTTCATTTCGGTGAGTTGGCTCTTCATTGCGCGAAGTGCCTTCTTATGTTGTGTAAGCTTGCTTTCTAGCATACGATTCTTGCGTACAACCTTTGCAGCTTTAATCTTCATTTCATGTAGTTTGTTGAGTTCTACTCCGTCAACAAATACTTCACCTTCAATTGATCCTCCACCAAAGTGGTGAGCCATATCTTTAGCTTCACCTTCACGGATGGCCTTCATTCTACCAATCTCTCTTCTAAGCATATTTTCATCAATTTCTAAAACACGATTACGACGACGTGACTCTTGCATGTCACCTGCGTGAAGAGTTTCTTCTTGCTCTTCGTCCATTTCGTCCATTTCGTCCATTTCGTCAATTTCGTCCATTTCGTCCATTTCAAATAGACCTTCAAGATCAAGCTCAGGCTCTTCAGCTGAATCTTCGGAGTCGTCTGACTCACCTGAAACTAAGTCGCCTAGCTCTTCTATTGTCATTGCTTTAAGATCATCAATATCTACAGAGTCTGAGCTATCAGAACCTTCAGGCATATCATCGCCTTCACCTTCTTCATCGTCGTCCATTGTGTCAACGTCTTCTTCTTCGTCGTCCATGCCTAAATCCATGTCATCGTCTTTTGGCATATCGTCGTCACCGTCGTCACCTTCAGCTTCAAAAAGATCCATCTCTAAAAGATCTTCAAGGCTTTCGTTAAGATATTTTCTATTTGAGCGTCTTCTAGACATATTCTCTAACTCCTTGTTTAATTTATAAAATTCTCTTAAAAGTTCTCTATCACTTCTAATTATACTGTTTGTTTTTAATTTTGAAATTTCGTTAATTAAATTTTTATATAAAATAGCAACTCTTGATTTTGTAGAAGAATATTGATTAGCATTTTCTGAAAGAATTATTGCTTTTTGCATTGATTTTATGCTTTCTCTAAGCTCTTCTATTTTTTGATAAGCTGCATCTTTTTTAGCACTAGAACTAATTAACTTGTTTAAGATTCTTCTAGATTCTTGGTTTAATTCTACGCCTTCTTCTTTTTCTTCTTCGTCAAGGCCTTCGTAACCGCACTCTTCTTCTTCGTCAAGTGACTCTGTTCCGCACTCTTCTTCGTTAGACTCAAAAAGCTTTTTCTCAACTAAGGACTTGATTTGAGGAGAAATAGACTCAACAATCTGTTGTTTAACTTTTTCTTCAGCAGCTAATTTAATTTGCTCAGCTGCTTCTATTGCTTCATTGTATAATGTGTTGCTCATATTAAAACCTACTATTTATATTATTTATATATGTTTGTTTTTTTATTTTTAGACAAAACATTATAACTATCTAAAAATTCTTTACCTGATGTATTATCTAAAATATCATATGTTGAAGTTTCACCATCGTCATAATCTAAAAAATCTATTTCAGAAGATGAACTAGGAATTGTCTCGCCACCATCAGTTGTAGGTGTCATTTCAAGCTCATGATGCGTGGATGAACCTTTAATTTTTACTTTAACTTTCTTCTGGCCGTATCCTTTATTGTTAATACCATGTCGATTAACTGGAAGATGACCATCTGGCGCTGCATCTGCTGTGTTTGTCGAGCCGTTTAAATTTTTATATAGACTTGATTTACCAGTTGACTTAACAACAATATTACCACTTATTTGATTGCCAACTTCTAAAGTCAAAGCTTCTTTAATGTAATTTTTCAAGATAGTCTCAGCGACAATATCGCCTTCTATGTTGTGACTTGAATGAATACCAATAACACCTGCGATACTATTGCCTAAGCCGCCAAGGCTTGAGATATCAGTTCCTTTTTTAGCTCTACTATCTGTTGCTCTTCTTTGATAAGCAGTATGTGCTTTAGACTCAATGTCAGCATCAAGCTCGTCAAAGTCTTCATCATTTTTTAGTTCTTTATCCCATTTACCCATGGGCGAACTTAAAGCATCACCCATATTCCAATTTGAACCACCACTAAGAGAACCAATTCCTAAGCCAGTTCTACTATCATAGTTAAATGCACCTCCAAACGAGTTAGGGTTAGTATTAGATAAAGAGTTACTCACTTATTAATCCGATCAAGGTTGGTTATACTTTATAAAAGGATCGTTTTCTGGGCTTTTTGCTTCGCCTAAAATAGGTAAAGTAACACTAGCATCGCCAGTTGAATTATAATGTCTGCTAAAATATGTCCCTATGGTTGCTGCAGGTGTTGCTGGCTCATTTCTTTCGTCTCTCCAGCCAAAACCTCTATTTTGACGATCTTCAGGAGTTCCTGCTTGACCAGCAGTTTCTGCAGTGATATTATTAATGTCAGGAGCAATTAAGTTTGGGCCTTTTTTATTAGGCTTATCTTTTGCATTGCCTAGATCATCATACATGCTTTGACCAGTTCTGTGCGAAAAGTCTATTTGAGGAATAAAGTCAGGATTACCTGGCTCTGATGATAGGTCCAAACTGTTCATTGTATCTACAGAGCTTACTAAAACTTCTTCTCTTCGATCTGGAAAAACAGAATACTCAGAAGCAATTCCCATAGTACTTGTGCTTCCACCCTGATAGGCTTCTCTTTGTCTTTCAATTTGTTTATTAAATGTTGTTGCGTTAACAAAATCTTCAGCACCTGATTTTCTATACCCAGCCATAACAAAACCCTTTCAGTGTTAAAATAAAAAACTTATATACCTTTAATTATACGGCGCTTAAGCTCTCTTTTAACTTCTTGAAGCGTTTTTAACTCTTCAATCATTTTTGCTTCCTTGATTTTGCACGCTTGATAATAATTCATGCAGTTAGCAAGAGAGTTTGCATAATCAGTTGCATCTACTTCACGAACTTTTTTGTGTACATCTGACGGGTGCTTCATCTTAAGCTCTAAAGTCTCGTTAAGTCTTTTACGCTCTTCCTTTACAAGTCTTTTAATTGTTGCAGGTGTAATTTCAACCATTTTTTTTCTATTTCTAGACATAAGTAAACTCCATATAGTGTCTGTTCTTTAATCAATATATTCTTAAATATGTCTAAAAACATAATTTTTTAAAACTTTCTGCTAATTATCTGAAAATGCTAGTGCAGCCCAGTTCTCAGAAGCACCTTCAAACATTGACATAGGATCTGATTCATTAGCTATTTGGCTATACGTATCAGTTGGCTTTGCTGTAAATTGATTAGGTCTATCTGCTCCATTTTGCTCTTGTAACGTTGTTTGTGCAGTATCTTCTAAAATAGATGCCATAACTGGGTCTTTAGTAGCTTGAGAAATAACCTGTTTTGTCTTTTCTTCAAATCTAGGATTAACAACCTTAGAAGAAGAAAAAGTCTTTTCTGTGCTTGGTATAGCATCTCTAAGAGAAAGACTCTCGTTAAGAGACTCAGTATCTCCTCCACTAAGTCCTTCTGCTAATAACTCTACTAAACACTCTTTTACAATGCTCTTAAGCATGCTTCTACTTACTTTTGCCATTTTTTATCCTATACATTAATAGTAATATCGTCGCCACTAAACTTTTCAACGATATTGTCAAACTCAACTCTTTCTATTGTTGTAAGTCCTGCTAAAATTGTTCCTTCAGTTACTGTATCTGGCAAATAAATATTAACACATCTTAAACTAAGAGGATATGAATCAGTATTTTGATTTACGACAATCAAATTCCCATTTGCAGCATCTTTTCTAGAAAAAGCTAGACTCATTGAAGAACCATCAGGAGTTTGTATTTGAATCCATTGCGAAACTTTATCTAATTTTACAACTTTTAAAGTAACAAAGCCTGCTGTTAAATTGTTGTCTAATTTTTCGTCTGGTTGGATTCCATCTGCTGGATCATCATTATCAGTAAAAATATCTGTGTCAGCAACGCCAGACAAAGATTCAAAAGTTGTTACAGCTTGTCCTTGTGCACCAGCAGGAGCAGTTCCTACAATTAAACCGTCTGTTTTTCTTACTACTATTTTTGTCGCATCTGATATGTCAACAATCTTTGGAACAGCACTAATTTGATATTCTGGAGCAAAGTTATGCCCGACTGATCTTGGTATATGTGATATTGCCATTATTTCCACTCCATAATTTCATTAAAAATTCTATCAATTCTGTCTGTTTTGTTAAATACGTTATTGATAAATTGAGGTGAGACTTCTTTTCCTTCTTTCATCATAAAAGCGCCAGGAGTTGAAGGCTCACTAACAAAGTCCCAACAAATAAGTTGAAAGTCATCTTGTACAATTTGCATATCGCCTTCACTTCTTGTGCTACCAACACCTCGAGAAGATATACCTAAAGTTACACCACTTTCAACTAGAGATTGTAATATTTTACCGCTTGGTGTGTTAAGAATCTCAACTACACCATAAACAATATTACCTTCCATATACGCTTCTTTAATGTTATGTGATGCATTTTTAAGTTCAACAACAGAAGAATCAGGATGGTCTAGTTCGCCTAGTGCTCTATTTTCTTTAATAAACTTCTGGTAGTTTCTAATTTCTCTTTCAAGAATAACTCGAGGATAAACTCTACCGTTTTGGTTTAGAGTTTCAGCTTTTTGCAATATACCTTTCATAATAAGAGGTTGGCCTTGCTCTCGTTGCTCTTTTATAATCTTTGGGTCATATTCAAAATTAACCCATTCTGTAATAAGTCTTTGCGCACCCATTTTAGTCTCCTAATATTTCTTCTTTAAGTTTTCCAATTGTTAAAAATTTTTGTAAGTTTTCTTTTGACATATCTTTACAATCTAAATTGTTTATACTCTTTTTAACTGAATTGTATTTTTCTTTAAGAATTCTATTGTCGCAACTAGACATATATGTTTCTATTAAGTTATTGCAAGACTTTTTAATGGCATTATATTTTTCTGTAAGATCTTCAGTTTTATCTTTAATATACAAAGAAATAATTTCTCTTTGTACTTCATTAAGCTTTGACTTATATTTCTTGTCAAACATTTCGTTCATTAGTTTATATGTAAACTTATTAAACTTTTTAGGCTGTGTGCTCTCAGTTAAAATTGGTTTCTGACTAGTTAAGCTTTCATGTAACTTAACTTCATACTCAGTTACCGTATCAAACTGTGGATTTTTGCTACGCCACTCATTTAATAATGTCTGTATTGTTGCATATAGTCTATACTGTTTAACTTTTGTTTCAAAAATAACACCTTTGCCAAAAGTATAATTTAAGTCTTTAATAAGACTTGACTTTTCGTTTTCTAAAATTTTGTTATCAAACATGTGATTGCAAGCAGATTTAGCTTCTTTGATAATTGCAGTTGCTAAAGTATCAGAAGTTTCTTTAGTTTCAGATAAAGCCTTGAAAAGCTTATATTCTTTAAATAATTGAGTATTTTCTTTAAAGTTATTTTTTATAATACTAATTGCTTTTTCGGCGCTTTCATTGTCATCTTCCATTAGCCTTTCACAAACAAAGTTGATAATTTGCTCGTATATAATACCAATGTTTCTTTTTTTATTATGATTCTTCGCCATTTTTAGTTTCCTTGTTTTCAAACATATTATCATCTATAACTATATCATAGTCTTTATCATTATTTTCTTTTAACAATTTATTTGTATTTATGTTAATTGCACTTGACATTTTTTCTAAATCACGTGACATTCTATATGATAGTTGTCGATCAACAAAGTCGTTAATAATTGGACTTTGTGGCATAACGTTGTCAAATAATCCAACTGATGCGCTAGGTGGCTCTAGCGCTCCACCGTCTGCCCATGTGTTTTGTATAGGATTATGCCCAATGTCAGCTTTTAAAGGATTTTCAGGTCTTTTTCTTCTATTTTTTCCGCCTTTAACTTTTGGGCTAGCTTTTACTGGATTGTTGCTTCCGGCATTTTTCATACCTTCAGCGTCAAGTTCACCAATTAACTCATCAAACTGTGAAAGCTCATCCTCTGACATTACCTTGCCTTTTTTAACTTCGCCAGCAAATAGTCCGCCTGCACCACCGGCATCATCTCCTCCAACAGTATCGCCTCCTCCAAATAATCCACCAGCGTCGTCACCTCCACCTAAATCTCCTCCACCTAGATCTCCTCCACCAGCGTCGTCGCCTCCACCTTCTCCTTCATCGCCAAACAAGTTTGAAGCAGTTTCAGGTAGTTGCAATCCTTCCAACTCCATCTCTCTTAGTTTATCTTTTTCTCTGCCTCTTTCAATACGATGAATTTCATCGTCATTGAGATCAATAATATGCTTTCTAATCCACTCTCTATCAACAAATCCTTCGGGTGCTTGCCCTGCTATCTCAAATTTAGTTCTAATTAATTCTAGTTTTTGTTGTTGCGCAACACTTGATGGATTGCACAATTTTAATTCAAAGTCTAATATGGCTTCATTTGTGTAACCGTGAGCATACAAATGAATCATTGCTATCTTGTTTAATTCTGAAATTATTGTTTTCTGTATTCTTTGAATTGTTCTACTAAATCTTATATCTTCTTGCGCTAATGTTGCTTTTGCACCAATATCTTCGTCATAGCCTAGATACGCTTTAGGTATTTTAAGTGCAGCAAAAAGTTTCTTTTGAATATACTCAACATCTTCAATTGCAGTTGTATTAGATCCACCTGCTAAAGTTTCAATTCTTGTACCACTCTCACCGCCTCTTACAGGCAAGAAGTAGTCCTCGTCAACTGAAAGTGGGTTGTATCTTAAATCAACTTGCCCAGTATTTTTATCAACAACAGCATTTCTTTTAAGCGATGTTTGTGCTTGCTCTAGATAATCTGCAATATTTTCAGGAGGAATGTTACCTACATCGATATAAAAGACACGTCTTTCAGGTGACCTAATTACACGATAAACAAGCATTGCATCTTCAATTAAGATAAGTTGACGCCAAACTCGCCTTGCACCCTCTAAAACAGATGACCCGTAAGGCAGAAATGCATCACTACCTAATAATCTAAAGTGCGAGACTTGCCAGTTTTCTAGAACTCTATTGCCTTGTGTAACCCATCTAAACCTTACTGCTCCAGGATCGTCAGGATCGAAGCCTTCTTCTCTTTCTATTTCTGAAATAGGTATCGGAAAACAGTTTATTACTCCGTATTCTGGGTGTATATCATTAAAAAGAAAAAAGTCACCGTACTTACAGAGATTCCTAACCCACATAACTAAGTTAAAGTCAACATTTAAAACATCATAAAAAAGCTCGTTTAATAACTTTTTAATCATAGTGTTTTCTGAATAGATATTAAGTATGTTTCCTTCAACATCAGGTGAAACACACTCTTCAGCATAAATATCAAGAGCAGAAGCAATTTCCGGAGTACCTTCCATTTCTGAAAAGTCTGAGTATCTTGCCATTCTATCGTATGAGCCGTATGCTCTTAGTGTGCTATTATAAACATCACTATGTGCTTTTTTAAATACTTCCAAGGAAGACTTTGAATAAGAAGATTTTTTTTCTAGGTTTTTGATTCTTCTTCTAACAACTGGCCCTGATCTAAATAAGGCCGTTAATTTTTTAAACAAGTTGTTGTTGTTCTTATCTGACATTTTATTTCCTTATTAGCCAGCTTAAGTCCCCTAAAGGATTTCTAGGAGTAGGCTGTCTATTTTTATTTTCACTAAAACTAGTTTGTGGCATAAACACTGGTACAAAAGGATTAACAGCATTCTGGTTGTTATTATAGAAAGGAGACATAACAGTTTTATCAATATTTGTATTATTTATTTCCATTCCTTTTAAAATAGCGTCTGCTTGCTGAATTTGTGTAACGTTATAAGTGTTTGAGTTGTTATCTGCTAACCAGCAGCCAATCGCGATCGACATTATCAGGTCATCATTATAACCTTTCATAGCAGTAATCTTTTTACCGTTCCAAATAAAAGTTTTAAGCTCTTGATAAAGTCTCTGAGAATATGTTTTTACTCTTCCGTTTCTTAGACTTTCTTCTAGATTTGCAAGAATCTTGTCTCTGCTTTCTTTACTAGTAGTAAATCCTGCTTTTGCAATATTTGTTGCATCACCATAGAGATATTGATACTTTTCTTTTTCTTTGGAAAAATAAACGTTTTTATATCCTAAGTCTGCAAGTTTAACAAGCATTGTATAGCCATAAGCATTATTTTCAGGACAAACCATTGCATTATTAAATCTTTTAGCAACGTCGTATACCAATGAAGCAAATTGATCAGGTGGTATTTTTCCTTTAAACTCACACTCAACAGTCATATCTCTGTTGTTAATAACATGAAAAGTTGAATAGTCTCCACTATCACCTCTTGCAATATCTGCTGATAGTGTATAACTTACGTTTTCTAAAGGATATCCCCAATACCAAATATTGTTATTAGGCCCGCTTTTTTCTATTGGCTGTTTAGTTAAGACTCGAATATTCTCTAAGACATCATTTGTAAGAAAAGTGTCACCAGAAGAAGCAAAGTCGCACAAAAGTTCTTGAGAAACCTGCTTTTGAGACATGTTTTTGGTTTCTTTGTCAAACCATTCGTCATCTCTTTCTGGGTGAACATCCCACATAAGTTTAATTGGATTAAATTTATTTTCTTTTCTTTCAGCTTTTGTATATATTTCATGATATTGACCACCAACGCCATTAGGTGTCGAAAGCAAAATAGCACGTCCACCAGTAGATAATGTGGGATATAAACCCATCCATAACTCGTCAAAGTTTCTTACAAAAGCGGCTTCGTCTACTATTAAAAGTGATAAAGCTTCTGAACGGCCTGCATCTTCTGAAGTGGGGACTGCTTTAATTTGAGATCCGTTTGAAAACTCTACTTGCTGCTTATTATTTGCTGTAATGACTGGAACTAGCAACCAAGGTGGCATTGACTTAATATATGTCTTAACTTTTCTTATAAAGTTTTGAGCTACAGCTAATTTTGTAGCTATAATTAAAATATTTTTTTCTTTATAAAAAGCTGCTTGCCAAACTGCATAAGCAGCAACCAAAGTTGACAAACCTAACTGTCTAGACTTTAAAATAATGTTAAATCTATGGTCGTTAAAGTCTTGTACACAGTCATCTTGAAAAGGAAAAGTATTAAATCTAATTAAGCCTTTTAAAGGATGCTGTATTTTTAAGTACTTGTTCATAAAGTACACTGGGTCTTTACCACACTTAATAATTTCAGCTATCTGGCCGTTTTTAGACTTAACACTTGCCATCTTATTTTACCTCGTATTTATACGTGCATGTAAACTTAAGTTTTCGAAAAGGACTAAAGGGACTAACTGTCAATGTTTCAAAATCACATTTGTCATCAATTTTTTTTGCTGTGAGTGTTCTGCCTGCAGACTTTTTAAATTCTTCCTTAATTGATTTAAGACGTGACTTGATCATTTCATCTGATTCTTTTTTAAGATCTGCAATTTGCATGTGTAAATCAATTTCTCTTGAAGAGTTTAAAATCGTCATATAACTAACGTGCATGCATTCTCCAACTAACTTTGTAACAGTTTTTCTAGACCCGTCTTCAGAATAGTTATTGTATACATTATCGATTGCATTTCCTATGCTAACAACTAAATCATATTCCATAGTATTTCCTTTTTTTTATTATATAATTATTAACTAATATTAGTTATTTATTTGGTCGCCAACCTTTATCCCATTTTTCTTTGTTAGGATAATAGTATAAATCATAACAAGAACAACATATGTTATGGGCTTTCATTTTTTCTACATCTTCAATTGTAGATATTAAAACTTTGCAATAACTACAGTCTAGAGATATAGGTTTATCACCGATTGGTCTGATAAATTTTATATTTTTATAGTAAACTTCTTCTTCAAATTCATCAATTTTTTCCCATTTTTGATTAAGCACAGTAGACATAAGCATCAGCTCCTTTTTTAGTTATTTCAATATTTTTGTCAACTATATCTTTGATAGAATCAACATGTGAAATTATTAAAATTGTTTTAAAATACTTTTTTAAGCTTGTTAAAAGTCTAGAGCAAGCTTCGACGTTAGAATCATCTAGTGCTCCGAATCCTTCATCAATAATAAAGATATTAGACTTAGGAAGTGAAGAAATATTAATAAGCGCAACTCTAATTGCTATTGAAGCAATCATTTTTTCCATACCACTTGCACATTCTATTATTCTTTTTGAGTCACCATAGTCAATATAAACATTTAGACTTGTGCCATCATCTTCTAAGTTAATTGTAAAAGTAGCAACGCCTGAGAGTATCTTATTAATCTCTTTGTTAATTAGAGGTAAGCTGTTATTAATCAGCATTGCTGGAATGCCTTTTTTAGAAACTGCATATGAAAAAAGGTCGTATGTTTTCCATTTTTTAACAATATCTAAATAATCTTCTTTTTCTTTATTGTAAGTGTTTATTCTATTTTCAATTGCAAACTGGTCTTTGCTAATTCTAACAAGCAGAGATTCTTTATCGTAAACATCAGAAGATATTAGATTTAGATCCTGTTTTAGCTTTTTTACTTTTTCATTTAAACTATCATTATTACTTAGTTCTAATTCACTGCGTATCTTATTTAAATTTTCTAGTTTTTGTGTAAATATAGAAATTTTATCTTTCAAGTTTTCTATTTTTTCTTTATTTCTATCTAAGTCAAGATTTGTTTTATACTCTTTGTTTAATACGCTATTAAATTTTTTTATTTTTTCTTCAATGTTTTCTTTTTCTATGTTTCTAACAGCTGATGTTATTTCTAATATGTTTGTTTCAATTGACTTTATCTCATTAGATAGCTTTTCTATCTGTGCTTTTGACTCATAAGCACCTTTAATAAACTTACAGTCAGAAAAAGTTTCATCACATGGCACTTCTTCTAGAATATTTAAGCTGTTTTTATTCCTTTTGATTTCTTCATTGATAAAGACTTGACTATTTTTATTAGAAGCAAGATTTTGTTTAAGCACACTAAGCTTCTTTTTCTGATCTTCTAACTCTTCAATAGAGAAACTTTGCTTAAAATCTTTTATTTTTTCAATAATACTTTTGTTAGAAACTATTTCTTCTTCTAGTAAATTGATATTGTTTTTGTTTTCATTAATCTTATCTTTTATATAAGAAATTTCTTTTGTAACACTTTCAAGAGAGTAACCAGACGGGTGTGATTTTTGTCTTTTTTCTAAATTGTTTACTTCGACCTTTATGTTTACTTCTTTTTCTCTTAGCGCAGACAATTCATCTTTTACTTTGTTTTGTAACTTTTTGTTTTCTTGTATTTCAGCTTTGCATTCTTCTATTAGACTATTCCAATTTTTCTCGTTTAAACTTTTGTGTTTGTTTTTTAACACAATATAGTCTTCCCTTGATCTTTTATAAAGATCCTCATACAGATCAAGATTTAAAAACTTAGAAAGCACAGTTTTTCTTGCACTTGATTTTTCTTTTATAAAAGTATTCATTTCTCCTTGAGACGCAAACGAAGTATATAGAAAATCTTCAGGAGTGCCGATCATATCTCTTATTATTTTTTCTGTTTCTCTTCTTTGTTCTTCTGTTTGATTGTTATTATCTGAAAGGCTTTTTAAGCTTAGGCTTGTTGTCGAACTTATCTTTCCTTTTTTGTCTGATTTTTTAAGTGTTTCTCTTTCAATTAAAAACTTTTTCTGGCCTATAGAAATACTAGCAGAAGCTTTGCAACTTCCTTTTCTTATGTTGACTATATTTTGATTTTTAATTGATCCTCTATCAGAACTGTTAAACAAACAATACATTAAACTTCCGGGTATTGAAGATTTTCCTGCTCTATTATTTCCAAACAGTCCAACAACGCCACCAAGATTATCAAAATTAACAAGGTTGTTTTTACCGTAAGAAAAAGTATTGTCAAATTTTAAATCGTGAATTGTCCAATAGCTGCTATTTAAAGATGATAATTCATCGGGTATCTGGTCTAAGTAATCATTAAAAATATTATTAACGTCATTTGTAATATTTTCTTCTACGGAATCATTAAAAAAATCTTTTAAAAGACTAAGTCTTTTTGTTTTATTTCTTACATCAAAAGATTTAGCTTTTTCTTTGCTGACTACTTGTATGTCTAAATCGTTTTTTCCAGTATTTTGATATACTACTTCTTTTGCTTTTTTGTCCTCTTTAAGATAGTGATGAATTAGTTTGATTTCAATTTGTGAAATGTTTTGATTTGATCTAATTCTAAATCTAGCGCCTTTTTTAATTTTCTGTAGATATGGTAACGTGTTCTCAAAAGATCCTTGCCAGTCTACTGTAATGAAAGGGCTTGGGTTTTCTATAGCAATAAACTTACTTTTAAAGTCATTCGTATTGTTTATTTCCCACAACAAATAACCTTTTTTGACGTCTTCGCCATAATTTTGTTGTATTGTAGAACCTGGGTATGCTACTCTTTTTTCGTTATCAAGATATTGTAATTTATGAATATCACCTAAAAAGCTAAAATCGAAGCCATCAAAAAAACTAAGGTTAACCTCACCTTCTAATTCCCAGTCAATATCAGTCTTAGAGCCCCAGACTGCCCCATGAAAACATGCAATATTTATTTGGCCGTCAATAGGTTTAACTTTATCCCAATTTTCTTCATCAAAACAAGAAAAAACACACCAGTTTATGCCAGCTTTTCCAGTTGGATATATACCACTTTTTTTATAAAGAAATATGTTTTTATCATCTAAAGCATTAACTATAGGAGTAATAGCATCCTGCCTGTCTTTGTTTAAAATAAGGCCGTCATGATTGCCTAGTATTACATGTGTAGGAGCAATAGAAGAAAGTTCTTTAAACCACCAGTGCAAGTTTTCAATAAGTTCAGGTGAAATACCTTGCGTCTTAGAGTGTACTATGTCGCCACCAATAAAAATAGCGTCTAAATCTTCTTGCTCTCTTAAGTTTGCGAATAATTTTTCAAATACAGTTCTATACTCTTCGTGTCTTTTGAGACCTCGCCAATGTATATCTGATATGTGTGCACATTTAAAAGTCATATTTTTTCCTAAAGCATTGCTATTTTTCTTAGCAATAAGTCATCTTCTTCGTATTTTTTAGCTTTGTCTAAGCAGTCTTCAAACTGGTTTTTTGTCATGTCACCTACATCATTAGCAATTCTAGTATCTAAGATGTTAACATCAACGTCGTATTCTTTAAGCATTTTTGCAATTTTAAGTGATTTAAAATAAACGTCTTTGTCTAAAGCTAAATTAACTTCTGTTTTATTAGATACTATTTTTTTAAATAACTTCATGTCTTGGGTTAGTGATGAACCTAGCAAACAAGTAGCATTATCATTTGTTTTTATTAAGTCAAGAGGACCTTCAACTAATGTTAGTGGAAGTGACCAGTCAATATGTAACTCATTAAAAATAATATCTTTTTTTGAAACTGAAGCATTTTTATATTTTATTGGGCTTGAAGTATCTACGTCGATTCTTCTTGAAGTATAAAAATTAATGTCGCCTTTTTCATCAAAAGAAGGAATAATGAGACTCCTACTAAATTCATTATCAAGAGAACATCCTAGTCTAAGAAGCCACATTTTATGTTTTGAAACTCCTCTTTTAATAGCATACCTAAAAACGTCTCTAATATCAGGATGTACAGAATTAAAATTGTTTGCTAGCAACTTAAAACCTATAGGTAGTTCAACACTAATTTTTTCTTCTTCGATAAAAACGTCTTGTGAATCAAACAAGTTAATTTGAAAGTCTGAGTTATAGTTTTTGCTTTTAAAGATTTTTTTTGCTTCTGCGACTTTGTTTTTATTGTATCTAGACACAACATAAGATACGTCAGCACCTTTTTTGTCACAAAGCCAACAATGCCAAAAATTTTTTTCTAAATGAATTGCTAATTTTAGCTTGTTTTTATTATCATGTTTACAAAAAGGACACCAAATAGACAGGTTAACACCGTCTTTTGAAATCAAGTAATTATGAGTAATTTTTTCAATAAAGTTTATCTTATTGTTTATTGATGTTTCTTTCATTATAAATTGCTGCCTTACAAATAACATAAGCGTCAGACATATCATAACAAGATTCATCAAATTTTACACGACCTTTATTTGGACCACTTTTTAATATTTTTTCTGGCCAATCAAATAAAAAATTGTTTTTATCAAAATCACGCTTTACCCACTCAAAAACCTGATCTTTGGTTGTTTTTTCTAGTTTCTTATTTACTTTTATACCAAGTGCTTTTCTTGCACTGTTAACATTTATATACTCAGGTATAACTGAATATATCTCTGTTGCAATATAAGACACAATACCATTAAACATATTTAGTTTTGATAAAGTCTTTGCTGATGAAAAACCAGATCTAAAAGACTGAAAGCTTTCTTCTATACTAATTTTGACATTTTCTTCAAAAATATATTTTTCTTTAAAATTTGTAAATTGCTGTTTTACTACGTTAGACTTATTAAAAATACAATTTATCTTTTTAAGATTTATACTTTCTAAACTAACTAAATTACCAACATTATCAAGAAGAGCAACACCAATTATAGAAGTAGATATATCTAATCCTATGTATTTAACTTTGTTCATTAAAAATCCATTTTGAGTCTAAATAAAACATTGTCAGTATCTTTTTTAGGAAAAGGCTTAACAATTTTTGCTTTAGCTACTATATTAAGATTTTCATCATGTAAGTTAATATCTGATATGTAAACAAAATCCTCGTCAGAATTAAATGCTGATTCATCAAGCCTAAGATCTTTGATTTTTGAACTATTGTAAGACTTGTTTGTTCTACCTGAATAAGCGGGAAGATTTAGCTCTAAAATGTTTAGTTTTCTAGAAGACTTAAATTTTATTTTATAACCATTTTCTGTAAAGTTTTCTAGTGACGGGTGAAGTATAGTAATAACACCTTCTTGATACAAACAATGTCCAACACAATTCCAGTCAGCTTTCTTTGTGAGGCAATCTGCTCTATACATTGTACCTTTACCATTATCTTTTAACCTTATTTTTTTACTTCCTAGTGTTCCTCCAAGATCTGAGTCAAAAATCTCAACAGATTCTCTTTCTACTTTTCTTCCAAATAGCTGTGTAGAAATACATAAAATATTACTAAAAGCCTCTGACGAAGTGTTATTAATATTTAATAATGGAAACTCAAACCTGTAATAATTAATTCTATTTGTACCATCAGCGTCTAACTGCTTGAAGTCAATTCTCGCTAAATTATCTGCAATACTTCTGTCAAAACTATCGTTTATCTTTCTACTAACTGGATTAGAAAGATTTTTCAAGTAACTTCCTGATCCTATGACAATACTTTTTCTTCCTGAGTTGTTATTGTTTCTATTTTGTGACTTTATGTAAAGACCTACCCCACTATCACTACTAAGATTAAAGTTTTCTCTAAAATAGTTGTATAAAGAAGCATTTTTAAAATTATCATAGCTTTCTTTGAATCTTATGTTTTCTGAAACGTAAAAGTTTTGTCTTCTTTCTAAAGGAGATATTTCTTTTATTTCTTGTGTATAATCAAACAATTCTCTGTTAGCTACTTCAAGTAAAAGATTGTTTGATTCAAAAACTAAGTCTTCTTCAATCAAGTCATTCAGACCTATAAAGTCTAAATCAAAATTACCGTGTGACTTATTATGTATACTCGGTTCTATGTCATTTTCGTAATAACCTTTGACATATTGTCTATGTTGAATTTGCAATCCGTTATCACATGGTAAAATTAAATTATTTTTATAGGCAACGTAATTGTTGTAATAATAATCAATTGTATTGTTTGTAGGTGCTATTTCCTTAAGATTAGAAAGTCTTTTTGAATATGAAGAATTTAAAGATTTTCCTTTTTTAGTTTGCTCGCTTATAAAGCTAGTACTTAGATCAAGTGTATTAGTAGTAGTATCTTCGTTATAAGCGAGAATATTAAAACAATTAGCAGTTTTTTGCTCTGAAACAATATCATCGTTTAATATAATGTTTGGGCATGACTTATTCTTAAACTCGTAAAGAAAGCTCTCTATACAAACATCATGTCCCATTGACTTATTTGAAAAATAATAATTTACAGGACTTTCTATTATGACGTTATGAAGATTTATATTGTTTAAGCTATCAGTTTCTGAATTATTATTTGCTATATTATTTAAATTTATTAAGCTCTTTTTTTTAATTTTTGAGTTGTAATAGTATACAGGCAAAGAAAAAACTAATTTTTCATCCAAAAAGCTTCGTATAGAATTTTTACATATTTCGTAATCAATATTAGACTGATTTATAGTTTGATTGTAAATTCTTATATCATGAATTTCTGCTGACAGTGCAAAACTAGTATTGTCAATAAAATAATCAGGACTACTAGCTAAAGTTAATTGATCGTTTAAGCTAAAACTTTCATCTGTAAAGTCACTCTCATAATAATTGACAGCATTTGCTGATTTACCAAAATCTATGTTTTTATTAACGTAAGCACCTTCAAGATCATTATCTGTTGATTTTCTTATAGAAAACAATTTTTTATATAAGTTATCCGGGTTACTTTGTGAAGAATATCTATTGCCTAATAAAACAAAATTTCTATTGTTTGTTGTCATTAATTCGTCAAAAGATCCGACAGTGCTTAATTGTATCTCTTCAGAAGAACTTAATTGTGCATCAATATAAATACCTGTGTCAATAATTTTAAAATCATTATCTGCACTATCTGAAGTCTGTATTGTTATTGATACGTTTTGCCAATTATTATAGTTAATAATATTATCATTGCTTAAATAAAACGAAATATCAGACAAACCATCGTTTCGATCCTGTTTTACTGCAGTCGAGCTAGATATCTGACTATTTAAAAAATCTTTAATAAGAACTTCATTACCTAAACTATCACCGTATACAATTAGTAATCGAAACTTATCTGTAAGGTTGTTTTTGTCTGTGCTTGAACCTTTTACTAAATAGATACCAATAACACCTTCGACAAATAAAATACAACCTGGATTCAAACTGTAGCTTTCTACATTTTTATTGTTTTGATTTATGTAGAAAGATATTGTTAATTTATCACTTTCGTTATTAAAAAAGTTATATATTGGAGTATTGTTAATGATTGGATTTGCAAATGCAATACAGTTTTTATGAGTCTTGCCAGTGTTTTTCGGACTTGATATGTTAAAAAAGTTAATTGCGTTATAATTAAAAAATCCCCAGTTTGGATCTACAACTCTATGTTGGATATTCTCTCTGTAATATCTATATAAGTTCTTTATAGCTTGTTTTTTATAAAAACCTTTGTCATCTACAAGGTATTCTTGTTTTACTTTTTCGATTCCAAACTTAAAAGAATCAGAAACGTCTTGTGAAAAACCTGCACTACTTAAAACCCGATCAGCTGTTTCTTGAGTATACGCATTATGTTGATTTAAAGACTTTATATTATTAATTTGTTGTAATGCAGTTAAATTATTTTCGTTATTATAATCTTTATTTATTAAAAAAGTCTTGCGAAAATTAACAGTATTACTATTGTTATTCATGTTTATATTATCGTGATGCTTAATTTTAGTAATACTAGAATCTAATTGACCAACTAAACCAGCACCACTGACTCCGTAAGAATCATAGTCATTACATTCTAGTGATGCTGAAATATAAGTACAATCAGGCTGTATTTCGATTGTATTTCTAACAACCATTTTTTTGTCAATTAAATTTAAAGTCATAATAACTCTTTTTTAATAGTCTAGTCTAACGCTTATTGAAAGATCAACTTCTGGATTTTTCTCTATAGGCCTCGATGTTTTTGCAACAGCTAATAAGTCGCCAGAAGCATCATACAATCCTATTGTTGTAATGTAAGAAAAAGGATCATCGCCTCTATCTTGTATACATCTAATGTTTCCATCACTGTCTGTATAAGTCGGGTTTGTAGAAAAATTTGCGTCATTTGGACCAACTCTACAAAAATATAATGTAGAATTTATACTTGTTTGATTAATAAAACCTATTGCAGATTTATTTGACCTACCGAATCTAGTATCACATATATGATCAACAACATTATCGATTGAGCCGCTAGTCCAAAAGTTAGGAATCATAGCAGCGCTAAAGTCTGTCTTCGTATTTGTATTGCTTTCAACAGAGCTAATTGTTCCTGTAACAACATCAGTGCCTGTAAATATTTTGTGTGCATTTAATACAACAATTCCTTTGTCATAAAAAATTAGTCCAACTTTTTCTGTGCCGTTTACAATAGAGCCAATTTGACCTGAAACTGTTGAAACATTAAGATTAGAAGTTGCGTTTGCATCTGAATAAAGTTTAAAAGAAGGAGAATTATCAAACTCCTGATCTTCAGGAATTAATGCTTCTATATTTGTTCCATCTACTGGTGCAGGAGGCAAGTGACTATGAATTTTTATTGAAAATTGTTCTTTTTCGAGTCCATCTCTAACAAAAAGTCTTTTAAAGTTAATAAAAACAGCATCATGAATCTTGTCATCATCATCGTCTGATTCAAAAGGCACATAAAACCAAGACTCAGAGTTACCTAGAAGAATCTGTGCGTATTGCTTATAAATAGCAATTTTCTCTCTCATCATTAAAACATCATTACCAAAAATTAATTTTCCTGATGCATCTGTATTAGGCACCATATTGCCTTCACCATCATCTACGTCATTTACAGCTTTAACTGTGCTACTTGATTGATGGCTACCTATTGTAATATCAAGCATCTCGTTTGAAGTCTGAAAAGAGTGATCTTGATCAAAAACTGTTTGATAAAGAGAAGAAGTCACTGATCCTGATACATCTAAACCACCTGTGACAAAAACCTCGTATTTCTTTCTAGTGTTCAAATTTACAGCTTCGTTATCTGGGTCAATAGATGCAACATCAGCCTGTAAGACGTCTACAAGTTGTCTAATGTTAGATTTTTTGCTTACTCTGTCAGAGTCGTTTATGTCGTAAAATGTCATGTTTAAATTTCCTTTATGCTGATGCTATTTCATTGCTAGTTATTGTAACAGGAACAATCAAAGAAGACTTTGTAAAGTCACCAATAATTTCTACTTGAGTTTTAATTCTATTTCTAGAGTCACCACTAGCAGAAGTTGCGTAATACTTGTAAGAGTCTGATGTTACTTTACCAATTGCAGTCACAGAAATTTTTCCAAACTTTTGATTATTAAACTCAATTTCAGAATTATCTGTAATTGCAGGTACTCTATAATAAGCAATGTCATTTTCAATATCAAAAGGCGTCACATCGTTTAACTTGAGCAGCTTATTAAAAACCTTTACGGTAAATGTTGTGTCTATAAGTCCAGATTCTGTAATTTCAAAGTCTTGATCTTGGTTAACATGTGTTTTAAAGCTAATTGAAGCATTTTTTCCTGAGCTAGACGCTGAATTTGAAGTAATTATTATGTCTGTTGACTGATAACTTCTTAGTTTTAAAGAAGGAAAAGCGTAAATACTGTTTGTATTATTTGCAATAAAAGTTCTTATAGGATATTTAAGAGCTAAATTTTCATCAGTTATTGCTTCAAACACAGGGGTGTTTTTTTCTATTTTTTCTTTACCAATAATTAGACCGTATTTTTCTAATATGGCATAATCAACTTCGTCATCACCAAGTCTAAACTTGCTTATACTAAAAGAATTATCGTTTCTTGACAACAATTCTCGACCTTTTTCAGTTAAAACTGCATCTATTATAACATTATTTGTAGAGTGATTTAAAAATCCCATCTTTTTCTCCAGTTTATTTTTCTATTTTATTTATAAATATGATTAAATAAAATTCGTTATCTTAAATTGTTTCTCATATTTTTCAAGATCGTTTAGTCTAAATATTGTAAGCTTGTATTCTTCATCATTATTAAAGATGTTATGATAACTATCTACACCTGTTTTTACTTTACAATAATCTGGGGTAACATACAGTTTGATACTTTTAATATTTTTTACTATTGGTAAATTATCAATTATTTTATCATCGTAATCAAAAAATATACTTTTGTTTAAAAGCTTTTCGTTTGGCGTATTTCTTTTTGCACCAGAATATGAAACTAAATCGTATATTAGTTTTTCTTTAAAAGGGTCAAAAACAATTGCAACTTGTTCAGAATAGTCTGAAAAATAACCGTGTGCGTCTATTGTTCTTATTGCGTATATAGTTATTTTTCCTCTTTGATAATCATTATCTATAAAACTATATTTAACCTCTCCTGGTGTTTTAACGACGAGCTCATCTAAAACACTCTCTTCAGGATTATATAGATCACTTTCGTTGTGCCCTTCTAATTGCGCAATTACAGTAAAACTTTCTTCAAGAGAGTGCCTTTTAAGAATTTGATAACCTTTTGCATCGTATTGATAGTCTGTAGGCTCATTCCATCTTATTTCAATGCTATTATCCCCTGTTATCATAAACTTTAAATTAACAGGCGGTGGAGGTGCCTCTTCTTCAAAACAAGATATGTCACTAGTTATTATTGGATGATCACAAATTAAATATTTATTAACTACACACTTATCAATTGAATCTATTTCTGAATATAAATATACATTGTGCACAACATACTTATAAGTTTGACCATATCTAACAGACTCGTCTTCGATAGAGTTGTTTATAATCATACTTTGAGAATCTTTATTTTTTGTTATAAACTTACCGCATAAGAATTTGTATTTTTCACCATCTAAAATAAATTTTTCTATTAATAAACCACATCGAATAGCATTGTAATTAGAAAAATCAGTTTCATACGATTCAATTTCATTAACAGTTTTTTCTAGCACTTTTAAATTAACAAAGTTACAACCATTTCTGTTAAGCTCCAAGTTTTCTGTTGGATCTTCAATTTTTGGACCTTGTTTTCCTTTGAATATTAATTCATTGTATTTAGAGTCATTTAAAAGCATCCCGTTTTCAGGAAAGTCACTCATTATGTTTAATCTATTAAGATTGTTATTGAAAATTTCTGGATTTAAATAAGATATTTTTTGATTGTATTTTATGTTGTTTGAAAAGATCGATGATTTGTCTTCTTTAAAAAAGTTTGAAATTTTTATCTTTTCTTTGTCGTCAAGCGTGTTTGTGATAAACTTTCTTTTTGGAATAATGCTGTCTATCTTATTAAACATTAAAATATCTTGAGCAGTCAAAGTCTTTAGCGACATGTTGTAGATTGACTCTACAAAATTATCTCTGTTGTAGTCTGATTTGTCACTTTCGTTTAAATTTTTAAAAACAAGCCTAATAAATCTTTTTTTCTGATATGAAAAGTCAGAGACTGTTATAATATCATCATCAATACTTGTTTCTTTGTCTTCGTAGTAATTGTATACAAATTTTGTATCGACTTCAAGCTCTTGAGTTTTTTTACTAGTATTTAAAGAAAATATATTGTCAATTATTTTTAACATTTTTACACTATTTCTGCTTCAATTATATAAGAAAAACTATCAAAAAATCCAGGTTTATCAGGAAGACCTGCCAAATTACTTTCGTAATATTTATAAATGTGTTCTTCGATATCTTTTCTACCTATTACAATAGAAAAGATATCATAAAACCTTTTTTGGCTAAAAGTTTCTGAAACTTTGTCTTCGTCAATGTACTTTGTAATTTGTTTAAAAAACTCAACAGAATGTGCTTGATTGTTTACAACATCAAAATTATTTACATTTCTACTATCTATTCCAAAAGATGACGTAGCCTTACTGTAAGACTCAGCAAAAGTATTTTCAAAATCTGTTATTGACATTGTTTCAAATAAAGTTAATCCTAACTCTCCTAATATGGAAACATTTTCGTCAAACTCACCTATTTTATTTTCGTCAATATTTTTTTGTGTTCGATAATTGCAATACTTGACAGAGTTTGATAAAATTGCATCTGTAACTATTTTATATGCATTTCTTATTTTACTTAGTCCGTCATTTGAAAGACTCGCAGACTCATTTCTAAAAATTCTTTCATTGTTAACATTGTCTAATAATATAAGTGCTACATATTGAACAGCTTCAGCAAAACTAGCTACGCCATATCTTTCTTTAATGTCACTTGTATTAAAGTCATACATTCCTATAAAATCGTCAACAAATATACCTTCTTCGTACTTTTTTGTGTTTTCCAAAAGGCTTAAATGTGAAGGAGTAATCTCAGTAAAAACTGGCGTATAAAAATAATATATTGGTGGAATAAATAAGTTTGGATATTTGTGATTTGTAATATGACACTTAAACTTTAAAAGTTTACTGTTTGAAAGGATTTTTGCCATATTTTGATCTATGCCAATTCTTATTATGTCGTAATTTAAATTTTTAACATTAAGAAGAGCAGAACCTTGCGCTGAAAGCGTGCCTTTGTTTTCTTCTTCTAACAAATGTGTACTGTAAAAGTTTTGACCATTTTCACTACTTGTCAATAAGCTTTTAAAATGTTCTCTTAAATCAATACTAAAGTCTGAGTTTATTTTTTGGTTTATTTTTTGAAATTCTGTGTTTTGATAGTAGTAATAATCGTTTATTTTTTTTGCAAAAAGGTTTTTGTTTACATCATCAAATATTACGTCATTTAAATTAGTTATTCCTGCTTCTTCTTCAAGATCTGTAATTAACTCCTTTGTTCTATCAAAACTTGACCCTTGAGTTTTAAATTTTTCAAACTCATTATGATAGCTAATTAATGTATCAAAAGACATAATTTCTAATATATCAGAGTTGTTTAAAGTTTTATCTATGCACATAATGTCAGCGTGTAGTTTTGTATACATTATATTGTCAAGATCAGACTCGCTTGAAACATTTTTTTCAAAAGAGTATTTTTTGTAGTTTTTAATTAAGTTTTTTAAATTAAGCAAGTCAAAAAATTCTTTTTCCCAACAATGTGATGCATTATAGATTATAGAATCTTCATAGTTTTCAATATATTTTACAATGTTTTTTTGAACAGATCCTTCAATAACAAGATCAAATACAGTACTGAACAAGTTGCATGAAAACTTTAATAGTTTTGTAAAAATAGGAACTTCATCAGAAAATGTTTGTGCATATTTAACTGCATCTTCTAGACTATTTATGTCTGCAACATTTGTATCAAAGTCTGCATCGATATATTTTAAAAACTCTATTATCGTCTTATTAATAAATGACTTTAGTCTAGGCTGATTTTTTGTATAAAACCCGTAATCTTTAAATTCAATACCCCATCTTTTATAATTTAGAGTTTTTTTAATATTGTTTTCAAAAGTTTTTGGAGTTTCAGAGTCTATACTCTCTTGAGTCTCTGTAAGACCTTCCAAAATATTTCTATAGTCTGTGTCTTTATTTAAGCTGCTAGTATTGTCTTTCTTTTTTTCTCTTCTAAGAATGTTATATATTGACACATTATTTTCTTCAACATTAAAAGAAGTCTCGCTTAAAAAATTATTCTCTCCTAACGTTGCAGTTGAACTATCTAGATATACGTCGTAATTATAAAAATTAGAAAATACATATTCATACAGAGACTCACAACTACCAACAGGGTCATCTACTTCTTTAAATCTACGTCGATCAGCAATAGCTAATCCTTCGTTATTTTGTAAATCATATGCACAACATTGTGAGTTATCTTCTGAAACATTTGTCATGTAATTTCTAAACAAGAAAGGAAAACATATATTATAGGTCTCGCCTGGCATTACTCCAAAGTTAAAGTTATGATCTGCAATTTTTGCTATGTAGTTTATGTCAGAATTATAATCAAAGCTTGCTTGGTTAGTAGAGGTTGACCTATTTTTATTTTCAGGCAAACAGCTTATGTTTATATTAGGAAACTTGACTGTTCTCAAAGTGTAACTTTTTTGGCGTTGAATATTTTCATATGAGTATACTTTTTCTAAATACCTTTGATAAATTCCTGAAGATTTTTCGTTAACTTCATCGAAATTTTTAGATACTAATATATTTTTATGCTTAATTAACGCAGAGATTACTAATCCTAAACTTAAGTCCAAAGAGTCTTCGTTCAATACTGCATCACTCAAAAGTTTATCGTAACAAAGATTTATTCTATTTAATGTTGGTGAATTGTCCATATAACTAGACAAAATATTTATTGTGTTTTTATAACTATAGTTAAAAAATGTTGAAGAACTTTTAAGCTCGCTATTAGTATAAAACAAGCTTAAAAACTCTTGTATTATATTGCTATTTAAATTAAAGTTTGTCAAGTCTTCACTGTTGTTTTTTACTATAAAGTCTAATGTATTTTTAATTCCTTCTTGTGACGCTGAAAAGTCAAACTTCTTATAAGTATTACCGTTTGGATCTCTTAACGTAAATTCACTTTTTTCAATTGTATCTAAAGAATTTTTAAAATCGTCGGAATATAACAGTGTTAAATAAGGTATTTGAGAATTTTGCTTTTGAATGTTTTTTGCTTTATTTTTTATTTGATTAAGATAGTTT